TGGGCAAATGTGCTAACTCCTGTGCCCGGCAATCGTATCACTTTCGTCCCAAAGGACGCGGTCAAAGACCGCTCTATTGCGATTGAGCCAGTAATGAACTTGATGCTTCAATTGGGGGTTGACGGTTATATTCGTCGTAGGTTAAAACACTACGGCGTCAACCTAGATTCCCAAGAGATGAACCAGGTGCTGGCTTACATGGGTTCCGTAAAAGATGGGCCTGATGGTTTTTCAACCATCGACCTTAAGTCCGCCTCTGACACGGTTTCGACCGCGTTATGCGAACTACTTTTACCCCCATTATGGTACGACTACCTCATGTCCATACGGTCGCCGCAAGGCGATTTATATGGTGAGAAGATCTCTTATGAGAAAATCTCGTCTATGGGGAACGGTTGTACCTTCGCTATCGAATCACTTCTTTTCGCCGCCATTGTGTATGCGGTGATGAAGACCAGATGGGGTGAGTATTACAAAACGCGGTGCGCAATATTTGGGGATGACATAGTCGTCCCTAATAGCATCGCGTCCGATGTAATCTCGTTTCTCGCCTGGTGTGGGTTCGCGGTGAACCCTGAAAAGACCTTTCTTAAAGGTCCAGTAAGGGAGAGCTGTGGAACCGATTGGTTCGCGGGACACCTGATTCGTCCTGTATTCCTCGAAGAAATCCCTACGCATGTAAAGGCGCTATGGACCGATCGTAATCGGCTCAGACGCAAGCTTTACTTGCAGTGGGGACTAGAGGAGTCAAAAGTTGAAAGCCTACTAGACTCGTGGGTGCCTGGTAAATTCCAGTCATTTCGCGGGCCGAACAGCAATGTAGACTTCGATTCATATATGCACTCTAACGTTCCCCCTGAAGGGGTGCGTTATAAAAGAGGCACATATGAGTACAGACGGCTTATTTATAGGCCGGTACCACTGAAGGGCAACAGTTTCCTTTTCCGGAAGCTGATGCATGATCTCCGTGGTAGACAATCCCCCGTTGTTCCTGGGTTGCAAGGCCGGATTATGAAAATAACTGGCCAAGTATCTCCAGACGGGTACCAGCGCTATATTGTTGATCTAGCGCTGGCAGGTGCAGGAAGTAGGTTTGATGTCACGAAGAGAAATTCTGTGACGTCAGGCGTGACACGCTCCCTTGTCAGTTATTGGCAAGAGGAGTACGAAGCGTTTAGCATTTGGCCTGTAATAAGGCTCGGCTAAATCTTTAAATACTACGCACTTAAGCGTGG